ATCAAGTTATGACCGAAATGGAGCAACGCTTGGAAATAGCGTTAGACAACATGGAATACGGCACAGAACTGTCGCAAGACGATGTGGATGTTATTCGTGCAGCTTGTGGAAAGCCAAACAACAAGCGTAATAATCTATTGCAAAACGTGTTTGAAGATTTCGGTAAAGTGTTTGGAGGTTCTAATGTCTAAATACTTAGAACTTCGCAAGATCAATGTCAATGACCATACCGAACGTAAGGGTCGTTTTACTTATCTTTCTTGGGCGTGGGCCGTAGATCAGTTATTACAAAAAGACCCAATGGCTACTTGGTCGTATGCCGATCCTACAGTATTTGCCGATGGTTCAATGATGGTGTATTGCACAGTTCAAGCGTTTGACAAGTCAATGACTGCCATGCTTCCGGTGCTAAACCATGTCAATAAACCAATTCAAAATCCTAATGCAATGGATGTCAATACCGCTATGCAACGATGTTTAGTAAAAGCGATTGCCTTGCATGGCATTGGTTTGTATATCTACGCTGGCGAGGATTTGCCAGAGGATGAAGCACCAAAACAAGTGAAGTCTAGTCAATCAATGAAGTCTGTAACAGAAGATATTTTATAAGGGGAAACACATGGCATATACACCAAAAGAAGGTTCAGGAAGTCTGTTTAAAAACGAGCGTAAGGCTTCTGATAACCATCCTGACTTTACTGGAACAGTTATGGTCAACGGCAAAGAGCATTATTTATCTGCCTGGACTAAAACATCCACTAAAGGCACAAAGTTTCTTAGCGTATCAATCGGCAAAGAAAAAATTCCACAAGGATTTAAACCAGCAGGATCAGACGAGTTACCAAAGGATGATCCGTTTATAGACGATAGCACCCCGTTTTAAAGGAAAACACTATGCAGAATCAAATTAAGAATCTTATTACCGAAAGTGCCAAGTTAAGCTGGCAACCAGTTGGCGTAGATGAAGAACAGCAACTCATTAGTTTTAAACCTGAAGATTTGTTGTCTGTAATTAAGGCGGTTCTGCACGTTGCTGCCGATATGTGCGAAAACTACTATGATTCAGAGCGTATCATTAACTATGCACAAGGAATTAAATGACTTGCCAAGTATGTAAATTCTTTGTATTCAATCAAAATGATATGATGGGAGCTTGTAAGCTCAATCCTGTGGTTGTTAATAAAATGCCTCAGGACTGGTGCGGTCAACAGATTCCAAAAGAATATGAACCAACTGTAAAAGATTGGCAAGATGCAAGTAAAAGTATTACATTAACTGTTGCTCCAAAGGCTACAACTGTTGCCCAAGAAACAACATACGATATACACACGGATGCAGTAAAACCAAAAAGGGGAAGAAAAAATGCAGGAACAAAAGAGTGAATCAGGCCATTGGTACACCAAAGATGGAGAACCAGCCTACACAATCGAACGAGCAGATGGCAAAGGGATGCGAAACACCACTTTGCGAGATGCAAAGAAGCTGGGCCTTTTACCGAGCGTTACTACCATTCTCGGTGTGGCGGCAAAGCCTGGACTCCAGAATTGGCTTCAGCAGCAGGCTATCCTTGCAGCCTTAACGCTACCACGCAATGAGGGCGAGTCTGAGGAAGATTACTTAGACCGAGTTCTTAACGACTCTAAAGCACAAGGCAGAGATGCAGCCGATAGAGGGACACAGATTCATGGCGTATTAGAAGCCTTTTTTAGCCAAGTTTTATTGCCAGAAATACCTGAGTATTGCCGTAATGCAGATAACGCCTTAAAAGCAGCTTTTGGCAATCGTTTATGGGTTACTGAAAAATCCGGTAGCCATGAGTTAGGCTTTGCTGGCAAAGTGGACTTACACGCTAAAGGCGATAAAGTTAAGGGCATAGTACCCGTAGTTGCAGATTTTAAGACAAAAGAAGTCCCTTTGGAAAAGGTCGTTCCATACGAGGATCATATCATGCAGTTGGCTGCTTACCGAGAATTACTAGGGTTTTCGGATGCTAGATGTGCTATTGTGTTTGTCAACGGATTGACCAACGAAGTCAAGGTTTGCGAGATTGAAGAAACGGAGTTGCAGAAGGGCCTAAAGTGCTTTTTCCATCTGCTACGTTTCTACCAAATTAAAAGCGGATTGGTCGTATAATATCCTCGGGGCTGGTTGGTGATCCCCCGCCAAAATTCCTTCCGTGAGGATTCCAGCCCCACCTTAATGTTGCTTTTACGCAACTCAGGGTTTTCCTTAGAAAATATTGTTTGCATTTTGTGGCATACAAAATTATTATTTTTATATCAGGTCACTGACACTATTCGGCACAGGCTATAGGAAGCGACATGTATACAAAAAGACTTTGACCTGATACTTTTTAATTTAGGGGGAACTAAATGACAGCTTATATTTACAAGATTCGCAACAATGTTTTTATGTTGCAAATTAAATCCAATAACAAAATTATTTTTCAAAGAGATTATGTAAGTTTGGCATCTGCCAAAGATGATGCAAAGCATTGCACACCTGGCAATTATTAATTAAGGGGAAATTATGAAAACAGCAATTATTGAATGGATTGGCGTAATACTGCTAGGCCTAATCTTGGGCGCAATGTTTGGCTGGGGGTTCTAATGATCGACAAATCTCAGTATGTTATTCGTTTAATGGAAAACTTGAAGAACAGACAGATTTTTAGAAATAAAGCCTGCATTACAGTATTACTCAAGCGTAGAGGCAAGACGTTAGAAGCAAAACGCAAAATTATTATGATGGCTAATACTCCATTATTTTATGCTTTTGGATATGAATACGAACCTAAAAAGGAAACGGAATATGGATTTGGCTACTGAATTTGAAAGCCCTGACTTTGGCAATTATAAGTGTTACAAAATGGGCGGAATCTTACACGTGCCTCATTACACCAAACCAGGCGTTTATGTAGCACCTTGCATCAAGATTGTGAATCAGTTTGGTCGTAACGAATATCCAGCCCGTTTCTTTTACAAGCATGAACTATTAGCGATGGGCGCAGTAGAAGTAATGGAAACCCTATGGAAAACTTATGCGAGGGACAATAAATGAACGCATACAAATTAGCGGAAGAATTGCAAAGAGCTATTGCTGACAATATGACTGACTTGGTTTGTGTTCAAGATGCAGCCACTTTGCTTAGAAAACAGGCAGATGACCTTGAGTATATGCAAGAACAATTTGACAGGGCCATAGAGTTTTTAGCCAAATGCAACGGATGGAGTAAAAACAAGTGAACGCAAATGAAATAGCTGATAAATTAGAGCAAGGTCATTGGGAAGGTGGCACAAGAGAACAAGCAGCCACCATGCTACGCCAGCAACAAGCTGAAATAGAGGAGTTAAAAACCTGTTTAATTGTCGAACAGGAACACAACGAGCTTATGGTAGAAGACCGAAGCAAGTACGAAGCACTAGCACACGCTGGTGGTGTTGAAGTGGGTAAAGAACTAAAGACACTAACAGATGAGGAAATAATTGAAATTTGGTGTGTCATGGAAACTGACACAGGCAAACAAAACATTGATTTTGCTAGAGCAATACTAAGAAAGGCACAAGAGGGATGAGTTACGAACATTTTGTAAATAATTACCAAAGATGGTTAAAAAGCCCTAGAACGCTCTCAGAGGCGTTTAAAGATGCTGAGTATGCAACGTCTATCACTCGACCTGAAGATGGCGAATACAGCGTGTTTTGGGGGCTTTTAGGGGCTTTGATGTTTGTAGCTATCTTTGGTTACGGCTTTTGGCGTTATGTCAACTTATAAGCCTTTTAGCCAAGACTTACACGATGTATATGATGCGCCTGCTCGTCAAGCAGTATCGACTTGGATGCAAATGAAAAAGGGTTTAGAAGTTAGGGAAAACCCTAATCGCTATGGAGTTGATTTAATCTGCTTTCGATCAGGTTCTCCAGTTGGTGCGCTTGAGGTAGAAGTTCGTCAACCAGGTTTTGATCTACATCGTAGTATTCACGTAGCGCAGCGCAAAGAAAAACTATTTCAGGTAAATCCGCCTGTTTTATTTTTTGCACTAACTCAGGACTTATCTCGTGCTTATTACCTGAAAGCAGACTTGATAAAAGATTGCCCATTGGTAGAAGTCCATAATCGTTATGTTGGTAAAGGGGAAATGTTTTACGATGTCCCGATTACCATGTTCAAAATCGCTAACCTTACGGATGTATTTTAATACTTTCGCATTGATGGCAATGGAGCTTCTTTTTGGCTTGATCCATGTTCAGGGTGATGTGCTTTTTGCATAGGCAAAGCAATATGTTTATCCAGCTTACGCTCAAGACGCTCTACTTCCTTCTCAATTCTGTGAGGGGATTCTTTTACGTAATGGCCTTTTGGGGACTCGTGTGTCTTACCTTCGATTTTGAAGTTGGTCATAGTGTTTCTCCGATCATATTTAATGCGTTAAATTTTACATCTTCTACTCTTTTTAACCATCCTTTGCCAAAAGTGCCAAAGGTAGGCAATGATTCATAAAAGCTAGTTTTGCGATTGCTGTAGGCATCTACAACATCTTTAGGGTCTTTTTGGGCAATCAGTTGCATCGTGCGTGGGCCAATCACTCCATCAGGAACACAGCCCATAGCTTCTTGCAATAACTTAACTGCTCTCCCCGGCCCCATGTTTACCGCAGCGTCAAACGCCATATAATCCACGCCCATAGGCAGTTGATTTGCATAACAAGCCATCCAATACTTAGCTTGATACATAGGGGCTACATCGGCAGGGGTTAAACCTTTCATGGTCTTAACTTCATGCCCGACCCATTCTTCCCATACTTTTTTGGTTACGCCAAGATTGGTTTCACCGCCAGGGTCTGCTGGATTGTTTACCCAACCGCCTTCTGACTTCAATACAAGGTCAAGGCACTTTTGAAAATTATTTTGCACTATCTGATCCTATTTTT